ATCAATAACTTCAAACGCTGTGCAACAGCATCTCCAACACCGTTAGCGTCAACGCCAATAGCAAGGACATCGTAGTTACTGAGGAAGTTTACGATCTGGAAGTATTGCTCTTCCCAATCGTCTCCCTGCATCTCTAACCAATTAAGGACTCGGTGATCAAAATAACCAAACTCATCAGGACGATCCCAATCAACCCAAACCACAGTAACGACTGTAGAGTCAGTTTTACGAGCAGGGTCGATTCCGACAACGACTGGGGTTTTATGCCATACCTTAACCAGTTCCTGAGAAGTGTCCCCCAAGTCGTCCATAATGTTCGAAGTAACAAACATGCCTCGCTCAAGAAGCCATTTGCAGTTGTACGACATTTGAAATTCATCTGATTCCTCACCAATACGTAGCATTTCTTTTCGAATAAACTTTTCATAGTTATCGTTAAACTTTGCAACATCTTTCCAGTCCCATTGAAAATGGTTCTGTCTATTACCACGAGTCGTTTGACGACGTCGGTTCATCTGTATTGCTTTGTAGAAGTTGTTCTTACTTGTTGTAGGTGTTCCAGTCTTGACCATTGTCCCTGCATAGTACGCAAGCATTGGAGAGATTGACTTTGATACCACAAAGTCATCTGCTTCTTGGCACTCGTCAATAACAATAAGATGGAAAGACTTAGACTCAATCTTTGCACGAGGGTTTGCAGTCATCATTGTAATTGTAGAGCCTGACTTTTTTAACTTAATCTGACGAGTTACACCGCCTACACGAGCAGTCGAGTCGTCGATCTCAGGATCACCAAGAATCTCTAGTGCACGCTCAGAAGTAAGGCGGGTCACTGTTCTACCGAACAATGTTTCAGCCTGTCCCTCAGTAGGAGCAAATAGGCCTACCCATAAGCCGTCTTTGAACTTACCAAGTAAGTCTGGGTATAACTTTGCAAGTCTAGGAAGTAGAACCATGAGTGTGGCTACTGTGTCAGCAACAGTCTCTGATTTTCCTGACTGACGTGAAGCGAGTGCTGTGATTTCTTCACCATCGTTAATGATGACGGACTCAATAATTCGTCGTGCTAATGGCTTCTGGTACGGGTGCAGATCATGACCAACAAGGACTTTAAGAAAGTCCATAATCTTTTCAATAAGTTTGTCAACAAATTGCTGGGACAGTTCATCCAGCGGTTCGTCTATCGGCTCAGTATCACCCTGTTCATCATTCTGATAGAACTCAGGGCTGATTTCCTCAAACTTATCTTGATCTACTGTCATAGGGAACTTTGTGAGCGTCGCTTTAACTCTTTGGCGATAGCGTAGAAGGCTTCAGCACCCATGACTACCTCGTCAAGGTCTGCTTGACTCTGATGTCTCTGCCATGTGGAGATGTTCTTCCCGATTGTAAACATTGCTTGCTCCATCCATGAGATCAAATCTGGAGTAGAGACCATCGACACTCGTTTCTCGATCCGAGTCTGGGGCTGGTGTCCAACCTGCTTCTTCCGTAAAATCATCGTATGTAACTTCCCGTCTTGCTAGTGCGCCGCTTAGTGCTTCTTCTTCCTCTTTCATAACTCCCCACCTACCTAAGACTAATCCATGGTACTTGGGTAATCGTACTATGAACGGAGTAGCAGTTCTGTACGGTTCTTCGATCTCTTGGCTCCAGCCACGAACAACAATCTTGTTACCCCATTCATAAGGAAACCTAGTGACTTGCACAAATAGTGGTCCGAGTGTGTGTACCTTGGGCATTTACTTCTTTCTTGATTGAGTGTTGTACTGCTTTCCACCGCTGCTTCTTTGAGAGATACGAGCATATCGGTAGAACTCTTTACGCACACCTGCTGGGATAGAGCGAACATTAGCAGGTCCACGAGGTTTAAAGTCTAAGTACTTATAAATGTATTGTCCCTTTGAGACACGCTTCTTGAAGTCCTGCCATTCAGAGGCAGTTACCTCGTAGTAGTTATAGAAGGTTCCATCACGGAAAACTACCGTTAGAACGCCTCTTACCTTGTCATACCCTGCGGCTACTGTACGGGGGCGCTCTGGTCTGCTACTAGAGGTTGGGACTACAGTCAGTGCCGCAGCGGCGGTACCTTCATCTCCTTGAGGTCCTTTGTAACCAGGGACAATGAGTTCGCCAGTGTCATCGTCTTCATCGTAAGACTGACGGTAAGACGATCTGTCGACGTAATTTCCGTCTGAGTCGATGTAATACGCATCGTTATCAATGCTCTGTGCTAATGCATCACCAGCCTGATTGCGGCGGTTTGCCTCTCCAAAAGATTGTGGCTTGTAGTACTTATCAATTTCACCAAGAAACTCGATACCACTAAACTCTCCAGAAGATGCTGCTGTTGGAAGACCAGCAAAGTTTCCAGAGATCTGACCAAGTAGTTCGCCAGAAGACGGTATAGCAGTGCGTTGATTGCTCACTGCTCTACCGCCTACTGGACGTACCATTGTTTTATCCTAGTGGATTATGATGCTGCTGCGAATGGTGTAATTGTTACTGCTGCACCTGCTGAGATGGTGTTTGCACCTGCTGCAAGTGACTGAGTCTTGATAGTTCCTTCAAGACCAACAGCGGTTGCTGACAACCCTGTTAGAGCAAGAACCGTTGTTAATGTTCCTGTTGCTGTAAAGGAGTTAGCACTTGCAGTTACTACGGTGTAAGTACCGTTTGCTGCTGCATCTCCAGAGTTACCAAGTACAACCTTTTGTCCAGCAGTAAAGCCGTGAGTTGAGGATGTAACTGTAACTGTGGTGCTACCTGCTGTACGGGCAATTGCTGTTACTGTCTTAGCAGCGTTTGTTGCTGCTGTTGCAGTTGTAGGAACAAGTGTTGCATCCTTCATTGCATCAGTTGCAAGTGCTGTTGTAAGACCAATTACTGAAGGTACAAGTACGTAGTCAACTGAACCTGCTACATCTTCACCTGCTGTGTCTGGGTTGTACAGTGGGAAACCGTTCCATCCTGAAAGAGCGATGATGTGATTGTCTAATGTTGGGGCTAGACGACCCGCTACTCTTGTGGTGACTGATTCTGAAAGAGTTGCACTTGCTGCATCTGGACGAGCATCGTTTGGTTGAATAGGAAAGTTACCCCATACGAAGTCAATAGCGACCTCGCCTGCGGTATCAAGAAGATTACCGTTGTTATTTGTTGCCATGAATAGTCTGCTTTCTCTAGAGAAGTTAAAGCCTCATGCGCTTAGAGGCATGACAAGTCTACTTAAAATCAGCACAATCATGGTCTTCAAGTTCATCTGTTTCTAGAACAGTATGACAGTCCTTGCATTTGAAAAATCGGATGTCATCTAGCCCTACATGCAATGAATCAGAGTGGTATTCAGACGGTTCCATTTGAGGACCCGCTAGAACCTCTGGAGGAAAAGGTCCTCTAGGGCTGTGAGCAGATAGAGGTATTGCATGTCCTTGTATCGCAAACTTGCGAATTAACTTCATTCTGTCTCTGTTGCTACTTCTGGTTCTTCCGTCTTTTTTGCTGTCTTCTTCTTTGAGACGGACAGATTTTCAGCGGCAGATTCCTTGGCTTCTGTAAAAGCCTCAGTGATGTTTAGATGCCCAGCCTTACGACGGTCCTCTAAAAAACTTGGTAAATCTTTACCGCAGTAATAAAGAGATTTTGTCTTTGTTATGCGGTAGACGTACATAGCATCATTAGAACAATTTGCACACTTCATTACCACTCCAATCCATGACTAAACTTCTTGCTCGCAGTGTCCACATCGGCACCACCGCTCATAGGTCCTGGGCGTGATGGTTGTGGAAACATCTCGGATAATATCGCTTTGTGTTCTTCTGGCACATCTCTGTGTTCAGATAGGTTCTGCGCACGAGTCCAGAACTCTGGTGGATACATTCCAAAGTTACGAAGAATTTGACCATGAGACTTTAACGCAGGGATCTGCTTAGTACGAACTGCAAAGTCTAATATCTTCTTGTCAATTGCTGATAGTGGGTTTACCCGTGAGTCATATCCAGCATTAAAATCATTGTATGAACCGTGATCACGAGATAATCCGCCAGCCATAGTTACTTCTTCTTTGGGCGTGTTCCAGGAGCCGTTGGCTTTGCGCCCTTAGACTTTACTGGTACTCGTGGGACTTGTGCGTTTGTAATTGGATGAGTTGCTGTGTTGTTCTGTAGTGTGCCTGGCACGGGTGCTCCTGTCGTTGATGGGTTTATTGGTCCACGTTTTAGATAGCCTGGTGTTGGTGCTCCAGTATTTGCTGGTGTTGGTTTTGTACTCTTTGTTAGAGACGTTTTTTGGGTATAGTTCTGTTGAACCATAGCATTAGAGTAGTGCTTGTCCTTATCAGGTTGTGGAGTAAATCTATCAATTAAACCAGCCGCCGCTGTAAACGGATTCCAGTCCTTTGATTGAAACTGTACTCCACTAAGGTTACTCATGGGTCTATCTTCCCTTACTTAACGGGATCTGGAGTATTAACCTCAGATTTGTTTAAGCACTTTTCAATAGCAATAAGTCTCTCGCCCATCTCTACGAAGGCCTCCATAACTAACTCTTGGTTTTCATAGAGTTTGTTGACGGTGTCTTTTGTGGACTTACCACCATTTTGACTGAGTTCGCCATCTAACTTGTTGAGACGCTGCATTACTCCTGGGACTTCATCCCTACCTGGTGAGGCTTCCTCGCCCTCCCAGTCACGCATGAACCGCTCCAGCCACTGCATAAAGCGTTTTATTCTTTTGTACAGTGGGGTCAAGAGAACTCCTAGGCTAATGAGAGCACCAGCAACAATGCCGATAGTTGCAAAGGTATTTGTCACTGGTGCATCTCCTTTAAATTACTTCTTGCCGAAACCGTATGATGGGTCTTTTGGATTGATAAACTTTGCTGCTGGTCCAAGTAAACCTGCGATAAAGGCGTTAGCCAATACCTTTGGGTCCGAAATTCCG